CGAAATCGTCAACCAGCACCGCCTTTTGACCCTGGTAACCCGACCAAAACTTCTCCGAAAGATTTTTCGTGTATATCAGGTCGTACTCATGAGCTGCGGTGTGAACTGCTGCGACTAAAGACCGAATGATGGTGGTTTTCCCAACCCCCGGGGGGCCAGCAATCCACACACCTAACGGTTCAAGGCGGATGGTCTCCGCCCTAGTGCGTTCCTTGGCGGCATGCACCAAACCCGCTAAGGAAGCCATCGCCTCCCTATAGTAGACGCGCTTGTGCGACTCCGCCGAATAGGCCATAAGCTCAATCGACATCATCTTCGCGAGGGTTGCATGTGTGCGCAGAACCGACGAGACGAATTCAGGGTCTTCATACGCCTCCTCTTTGTCCACGTCGTACCGGGCTCTCAAGTCGTTGGCCCGGGCTAAACACACCCTGGCCTCCTTCGAGAAATCGGCAGGCGTGACGAATCCAAAAAATATAACCGCATAATCCGCAAGCGCCTTTGGCAAATAAGTCGTGGCCCAAACAGCAACCTGACCCAGGGATGAAATGACCGGCACCACCCTCGAGGCACTCTGCATGGCGGACATCACCGATTTTGCCGACACACTCGAGCTCGTTGTCAACAACATGGCGAACGCTGTCAGAATCGCAAAAGGGTTCGAAGCTTGAGCTTGCAACACGATATCATCTTCGTGCTCAGCTTTTTCTTCTGAATCAGATCCCGTACTCCCGAAAAGTTCTCGTACAGGCCTGAAAAACCCTCTTAATATTGACCAAACCTTGGCCATGTTCGTTGCCACGGACACTCCCATGGCCGACAATATGTTGGACGCAAAACTGATTAACGAATCAATCATGGCAAATGCCTCGTCCTTGTAATTAATCAACATACACACGCAAATAGTTACCAGGCTGACTGGGATGACCCAGGATAACAAGCCCTCCGCTTTCTCACGCACCATCGCAACGATGGTGTTGAAGAAATCAGACAACACTGACCTAATCGCGGTCCCGTGCAAACCAGAAATTTTGGCTTTAGTCGCGCTACCAGCCGCAGCGGCTGTTCGCGTAACCCGAGATAAGTTGGTTACAATCTTAGAATACACCTTACTCCACATGGAGGTTTCGTACTCACCATCAATCTTCTCATCATCATCAAGTCCAGGATATTTCTCACCGGAGCCGGCCTGCAAACAGAGTGGGTTACACTCAACGCACCGGCCAGGGCAAGGCCCATCCTTAGCCACGAGCATCCTCTTCATCCTGGTGAAGGACAAATCCTTCGCCATCAACATATCAAAAGAGTTGTGCGCATCGCAACAAACTCTGGCCTCAACCGACGAAAACCAGCAGTGGCGAGAGCGAGCTCCGTCGCACACCTCACCTGACCCCTGGGTCATGCTAGACAATACGTCTTCTAGCCACAAGTCGACACTTTCGACCGGGCTGCTTTGCGACGCGCCATGGTCGCATTGTTCAGCCGCGACGGCTGAACACTCCCCATTTGTTGGGAGCTTGGGGAGCTCTTCAACAGCAGAGTACGCAACTGTACTTTGCTCTTCAATCACAGCGTGATCGGCGATCATGGCACCAAAGCGTGGCGCCATGGTGTTTCTTTGTACTTTATCCTCTGCACGTCTGAGGTGAAGTTTTGAAGCATCATTGAAGTGCTTCATCCCTTCCAAATCCTTCACTAAATTAATAATCTCCGAGCGGGAGAGCGTTGAAAAATCCACGGCCTTTACAGCCATTGTGGAGGAAAAATCTTTTTCCAAATAAATACTAAACATTATTAAGAGCGCCAACAAAACTTACTGAGCTGCGCGCCCAGCTTTCACTTTATACGGGGTAACCTTTCGGCCCCCAACTTTCCTATCATCCCTGAAAAGGTAAGGAAAGTCGCATCACTGGGCTAGAACATCTTATGCATAAGAACGCATACGCTATTCCGTTCAGTTTTGTTGGCAGGCGGTCATGTAAAACGAACAGTCGCAACGGCTGTTCGAGAAACTTCGTGCGTGTAGTCGCAACGGCTACATACAACTGGGAGGGACCAATCCCGGGCTGGTAAGCAAGAGGGGAGTGTTAATT